CGAGCTTCTTTACTGAGTCTGACTTCAAGAAGGCGAAAAGGATGGGCTTGATAATTAGGATCATTATTCTTCAGTGGATTTAGGTGTTTCTTTTTTAGGTTCTTTAGCTTTAGCTACTTCTTTAGCTTTTAAATCTGATAGTGTACTCATAATTAAAATGGATTGTACCAAGGTTTACTTTTTTCTTCAGGTGGATTTGTAGTTTTCAGATAAGCAGAGATAGGTATGACATCACTACACATGTTTGCTACACGTGAGCCAGGTATTAACATAAAACCTTTCTGTTGTAGTTCAGCACATTTAAGAGCACGAACTAATTCATAATCTAATCTCATCTTTTCTTCTTGCCGAGATGCAATACTACGGCACCGTTTTAAACCTTCACGGTCTAATGGTATCATAAAATTGATCTGACCTCCCCAGTTCTCAGCCATTGTGTAACTGGAGGGTCTCATTCCATCTTCATCTATATCCCATGGTTTAGTATGATTTCCCATATAGAATGGAGAGAATGTCATTGTAGCTCCATTGCAGCTTATATTAGGGCCATAGTGCTGTCTCGACGGTGCTCCATTATTCTG